GGTTGGCGATGGCTGAGGTCGGCGTCACCGGCGCGTTAACGCCCTGGCCTGAAATCTGCCACACCGCGCCACCAGTGAACATCACCAGACCGCCGGGCATGGCCAGCATCGCCTTGATGTTATTCACCTCTTGGCTGGCGAGGGTGTAGGTAAGCGAGTCGCCTGAACCAATCGGGGATGCGTAGTCGAAGTTGGAGTACTGGCCGGGCTTGGAGGCCCAGAACGTCGCAGGCTGATTGATCGTGGAACCATAGTATTTGCGCTGCTGGAAGTACGTCACACACGAGGGGTAAGTGCCGGTCTGTGCACCGAACTCAGCTGTGGCCGTGGCGCCCGAGCCGCCACCACCGCTGATAACCACAGTCGGGTTAGAGTAGTCCCGTCCCGGCTTATCGATGATGATAGCCGAAAGCGCGCCGCCGCTAGTGATAATGGCCTGCGCCACAAAGCCAGTGCCAGACGGATCGGAGATCGTTACGGTCGGCTGTGAGGTGAAACCGGAGCCGGCAGCTGTGATCGTGATCTTGATAATCTTACCAGGCGCGAATGGGTTGAAGTTGAGCGGAGGCTGCTTAGCGAAGTCCGGAGTAGTATTAGTGTCATTGGCAAAGTTGCCCTGCACCGTGGTCATGTAGCCGTAAGCGGCGCCGATAGCGATGCCACCAGTGCCACCAGCGCCGATACCGTTACCGGCGAAGTCATCGCCCGGTGTGGCTTTGTAGACAGCGTAAAACGAAGCGCCGGTTACTGCGGCCCAGGTAAGGGAAATCGGAAAGCCGTCTTTGCAGTTAACGACAACACGGGCGCTCGGAAAGGACTCTTCGCCAGCATCGTTAATCGAGGTTACACGGTAGCCGTAGGAATACAGCGGGGCAGTAACATCGGACGCCGTGGCCGTGAGCCCGGTCGGAGTTTCAGCGCTGGTCTCGAACACTGCGTCGCTAAAAGCCCACGCCGCGTTATCAGTACGGGTCAGATTCTGCGGGACATAGCTCGGATGCGTCAGCGTCAACACATCGGCGGACTGCGTGAACTTCAACAGGTCAAGGTCGCTGCCGAGGTACGGCGTGGCCAGTTTATAGTACCGAGAAACAGTGCCGCCAGAGACATAGACGGTCATGGCGCTGGTGTCGACCGGATCACCGTTGACATCGTACAGAGAAAAGGTATTGACGGTTGCGGCGTAAACCGTGCAGGTCTTAGCGCGAAGAAGCGGGTCTAAGCCGGAACCGGCAAGATAGACCACATCGCCGTCAACATAGCCGTGGCCGGGGTCGGTGAACACGCCTGGGTTAGCGTTCGTGATGCCGGTAATCGCCTGCGCGTCTTCCAGCACATACGCCCCATCCCGAATGACCCTCATGTAGAGGTGACCGAACTCGAGAATATAGTTCTGGATGGTGGAGAAGGAGAACTTGATCAGCCGCAGATCGTGGTCGGAGTCGGCGGCGAAAGCAAGGAACTCAGTGCCCGACCGGTTAGAGGCCCCACCACGATAATCGACAAAGAAGTTCCGCATCGTAGCGGAACCGATCTTATAGCGCGTCTGATCAACGCGACCACGGAACTGCGGCGCAAGTTCGCCGGCGGCAAATGAGGCTTGAACGACGACGTTGCTCATACCGGCACCGGCCACAATCCCGCCCAAACAGTGTCAATCAAACCGTTACTGGCAAGACCCTCATTCGCGTAACCATACCCGCCACGAGCGCGGATAAAGTCGGGAATGATGTCCTGCTGCACGATGGACTCGTTGTTGTCCGTCTTCCGAGCTTCCAGCATCTTCGCGTTCGCCAACTCGTAGTTAGCTTTCGTGATTGACAGATTGCCGGTCAGCGTCATCGCCAACTGCGCCGCAAGGCCGAACACCATAGCGTCAAGGAAGTCATCGTCCCACAGATTGCAGTCCGTGACGTCGGTGTTGAAGCAGGCGATCGGGGTTTGCTGGTTGCAGAGGATGATCCGGATTTTATTTCCGAAGTCATCTTGATCCGACGCGATCGAGTACTTAACCGCCGGTCCGGTATAGGACTGGTAGAAATTGTTAACCGGTGTGGAGTAAAGTGGGGAAGTGAACCCGCCAAGCTGCTGCTGCGGAATGAGGAACCGCATCCACAGCGCCGTCGACGGGTATACATACGAATACAGCCACGGCGGCGCCGGATACGCATTAGTCCAGGGACCGACAGCGGCATCTGGATTTTCAGGCGTGCCCGGCGCGGCCTTATAGAGTGTCAATCGCTCGAAGTATTTTGCCATGCCCCAAGGCGCACCGCGAAGAGTCTTGCGCCGGGTGTTGTCGTAGATTTGCAGGCAAGCGAGTGCTTCCGGCGATCCGTCATCGAGCGAAGTGATCGTCGACCTCGTGCCAATCGAGGCCAACGCTTGATTGCAGACTGATACCGGATCGGCCATTACGGAACTCGATAAGTTACAGTGATGTCCGGGGCGCCCGTCGTCACGATGGTCAGGCCGGTAAGGCAGACTGCCTCGAAGATATAGGTGCCGGCGTGGTTCAACGAGTCGATGGTGGCGATCTTGGTGCCCGAGGCTGCGGTGTTGTCATAGATGACGACTGCCGAGGCCACAGTGCCTTTGGTATTGACTGTCACGGTGTTGAGCACGACAGTGGAAGCGAAGACAACCGTCGTCGTGCTCGTGGTGATGTTGCGGTACGAGTTACCGTTTTGCGCCAAGTTCATTTCTCGCCCCCAACAGTCACAGGCAGGTTGTCGATCGACGCAGCCGCCGCCCGGTCCTTGGCCTTCTTCACCTTGGTCTTAGCTTCTTCGAGCGCCTGAGGCGTTTCGGCGAAGATGGCTTCCATGTACGGAGTCGGCGGATAGTCCTCAGGGAGGGGATTGTCAGTCCCCTCCCCCACCAGGACGTCCGCCTCAAGATACTTACCGTCGATGTAATGCGGGGCAGTGAGCTTGAAGCGGGCCATTGGTTACTCCTCAGTCCAGTAGAACGCGGCGTCGAGAACGCCAGCCGTGGGGATGGTAGACCCGTTCAGGGTCAATGCGAGGTAGTCCGAAGTGCCGGACAGGATGATGCCCGACGTTTCGTAGAAGTCGAGCAGGACCGGCGCACCGATCGCTGCCGCGACACCCATGTTGATGCGGCCGGACTGGATAGTCGCGACCGCAGTGCCAACGGTGGGGTTAGCGGTGAACAGCCGAACCGCGGCCGAAGCAGCGGGGCTGGACGTTGCCAACTTAACCGGGGTCGGAGCCGTCGACGTGCCACCCGAACCAGCGGTCGAACGCCGGATCAAGGAGAACGTAACTGAACCTGCGGCGGTAGCGAAACCACCGAGGTAGATACGACGGATACGAACCAGCTTCGTCGCCGAGCCCTGGAGCACGATGACGTCAGTCGCGGTGGCGGCCGGGGTTGCACCCAGCACCTGGTAGCTGTATGTCGGGGCGAGAGACATCGCAGTGAAGATGTTCTCGCCAGTCGCCAGAGAAACAGAGCCAGCAGTGGGGAAAGGCATTGCTCTATCCTCAGTTGTTGACTACGACGCCGGGCGCATAGGCGAGAGTGTTCTGCGCGTCGACAACGATGGTGGCTCCGATCTTGCCGGCCGTCATCGGACCAGTGCCGACCGTGTACACCAGTTTGATGTACTGCGGGAGGACATTGGCCACGATCATGGCCTGCGGACGAGGCGGAAGCGGAAGCCGCCACGTGAAGGTTCCGGCCACGAGATCGGCAAGAGCGAACTGGCGCGAAGACGCCGCGATGTAGTACGTGCTGTCGTCAGCGCTGTACTGAATCGAGATGTCAAGCGTACCAGCGCCGCCGGCCGTGAAGGTCTCGGTGCAGTTAAGCACGAGGGTCAGGCCGTAGTCGATGCCGATGTCCCGGTCGTTAACCAGGTTGATGATATTCGTCGAGTCACGAGTAACCGTGATCGCCGTGCCGGAAGGGTCCAGCTCAAGCAGTTTATCCATAATCATGGCTGGGGCTCCTTAGACCACACGAGATTCAGTCGAGAGGATAGCGTCGCACGGCTTGATCGGAATGCCGCGGAACGTAGTGACGGAAACGCCGTCCCACTCCTCGATCTTGAGGAGCACGTTGGCTTTGTTCATGGCCTGCAGATCGAAGTAGGTCGACAGGACACGATTGCAGTAAATCACCGTGCGACCCATGCTGTCCCGGATCGATGGGGCATCAGAGGTCTGAACGGCGGTGACACGACGCGGAGTGGTCGGAAGACGATGCACGCCACGGATCAGCAGGTTGGCCAGATTGGCCGCCGAGCCGCCGGACAGCAGCGTCACGTCGATGTTGCAGATACGGACGCAATAGCGCCAGTCCCGAACGGTCAGGCCGACTTCCCACTTGAAGTGGTCACGATACGCCTGATAGGTCAGGCCATTCGAGTCGGTGACCGGCCACTCGCCCATGTCGATATGACGCAGGCCGGAAATCTTCCCCTTCGGGAAAATGCCGTGAGTGGTGTTGGCGCCCCAAGTCACGATCCAGATGGACGTGTTCGTGGAGCCGGTGCCGCCCGCGTCGATGACGTTGGCAGCGGACTGGGCCGTGGAAGTCGACACGGTATTGTAACGCGGGGCGAGGCCCGTGAAACGCTCCGGGTTGACGGCCGTCGAGCCGTAGAACATGGTCGAAGCAACCTGCTGCGACATGCCCTGCATGGTGGCCTCGGTCTCCGAAAGACGGAAGGAGGCCGTGTTGCCGTTGAGGTCCGCGAGGTCCTTGTCGACCAGATTGTAGGTCTCGAGGTTGCCGCAGGTGTCAACGATCTGCGCCGTGGTGGACTTGGTGTTGGCGACGCCGTAGTTGAGGAGGCGCCAGGTGGCAGTCGGCAGGCCAGTGCGGACCGTAGTCTTGTGGCCGGTCGGAAGGTTGCCCTCCACGAAGAGCGCGTCTTCGAGGATAGGGTTGGTCAGAGAAAGAAGCTCGACGATCATCGCCGTCTTCCAGTTGTCGTCCATACGCTTCGCCCAGTCAGCGAGCGTAAGTGCAGTTGCGCCGATAATGGCCATGGGTCAATCCTAAGCAGGAAGGTTGGGGTAAATGGCCTGAGCCGCCGAAGCCGGGGCTTTAGGTCCACTCGTTGGGCTGCCAGTCACGTGCTTTCCTTCGCTAAGGGCCTTCGCCATCTTGTAGAAGAATCGCGTCATTGCCGGGTTGTTCCCGGCTCCGGTCATGTCGAGTGCAGCGCGCACCTCGGGGGAACCGTATTCGGTGAGGAGGCGGCCGATCGCGGGCAACACCTCGGACTCAAGCTTCGCGCCACCGATGTCGGGGTCGGCTTTGATTTCGCCGATCCACGTCTCAGTGACTTTGTTCCAGGCCGCAGTCTGGGCCTCAGCCGCCTTCGTCGCCACGTCCTTGATAGCGTCGGCGCCGAGGGCCAGCAAGGCCTGAGCGGTTTCGGTCGGCACGCCTTTCTCAGCTGCAAGGGTCTTGAAGGCCTCGAACTTGTCGTTGGCCTCGAAGCCCTCAGGCAAAGCAAGCTTGTCAGCCTCGAAGACCGGGGCAGTGGGCTCGGCCGGCTTCTCACCCTCAGCCGGCTTCGCATTCAGTTCCTTCGCAGCATCTGCAAGCGCATCCGGCTTCGCAGGCTCACTCGGCGCCGGAGATGTCGTCGGAGCCGTCGCCGTTGCGAGCAAGCTGTCCGGGCTCGCTGGCGTTACGGAGGTTTCCGTCGGTGTCGCGGTTACGTCGTTCATCTTGCTCTCCAAGCATCCTGAGGTAAAGATCGGGGCAGGCACTGTGCAGGTCGGCCATCAACCGCAGACCTACGTTTTGTTCGCCAAGCGCGAACGCTGTAGCATCAGGCGCACCCCGGGCGAATGGGGTGTGGTAGATATGCACTGAAGACAGAAGATCGAACATCCAGTCCCGTCCGGCAGACTTCTGCATCAGTTCCCGGAGGAAGTGGCGCTTCTGTATGTCGGTTTGCCGCGCGGCCTTTGCCCGCCTTGCGACATCTTGCGGGTCAGACGTGTCCATGTCAAGTTCCAATCATGGCCGAAAGAGCGTTCTGTCCGCCGCCAACGTCAGTTGTCGACAGGATTTTCGCGCCCTGAACGCCGGCCATCGTCTGGTCGAGCTGCTCGATCTGCTGCTGTTTCTGATCCCTGGCCGCCCGCATTTCGGCGACAGTCGTCTGCGCCCGATACATCTTCGGGCTGGTCCCGAGTTTGGCGCCGTACTCGCGGATAGCCTCGTCCGTGTCGAGGTTGTCGAGGACAGACGGGGCAACGGCGGTCAGGTTGCCGGCGAGCCCGAGCACTCGCTCGATAGCCGTGGTGGCGGTAGCGGCCTGCGCTGCGGCCAGCATCGACTCATACTGGACTTGAATGAACTTGCCCTGAACGCCCTCAGGCGCCGGGGGCAACAGCTTCCCA